GTTCATTATCTGCTATTACTTCTGCCAGTAGTTCATAGGGGTCATTTATCCCTGCTAACTCTGTTCTTAGCATTTTTATCCGTCTATTATGTTTAGCTAATGTACAAGACATTGCATTAGTAGACTTTATGAGCTAACGATAACATATATATAGTGTATGTAAAGTTTTAATACAATCTATATAGCGTTTAGTTGATCTCTAAGTTTTTAGGTGGTCTATTAATGTACAAATATTGTTTAATTATTTACCATTTCATGAACACTTTAAGGCCAGCTTTGGACATGGACTTAATAACTAAGATCCTTGAAATTAAGCCTAAATACATTACAACGACTGCATTTTTAAATTTACTTTTAGAAGATGCATACAATGCAAGATGCAAAAATGAAAAAAATATGCCACTATATACACATAAATATAATCAAACTGAAAGTAAGAAATTAGACAATAAGAGCATAGATAAAGAGTTAGAAAGAAAAGAACAAAAAGAAAAAATTAATAAAAAAGAAAAACAAGAAAAGAATATACCAGATGACTTATTACACTTACAAACTCTTATAGATGACTTCTGGAAAGTAAAGAAAGGTAGTAAGTCAATACAGGCATGGAAGCAACAAATAACAGAATATAGAAAGTTCATAGAAAAGTATGGTGAACAAGTGTTAAGAGATCAGTTAGAAGCTGGTATTCTTGCAGGTACATGGAAGGGTTGCACAATAAAAAACTATGAATCAATAAATAAAATTAATAAAGGTTTTGTAGACGAAGAAAAAGTACATCCTAATCAAAAGGTTGTACAGTTTGATGAGATGGGGAATATAATCTAATGGATAGTTTGTTTGGTGGTAGTGGCATAAGAACACTGCGTAACATGGTTAAAAAAGGTCTCATAAAACCAAAAGATTTAGACAATCCTCCTAGTGGTTGGTTTATATCTATGGGTTATGAGAGAGAAAATGGATCAGGAAGATGGAAGCGTACAATTCGTACAAAAAGTGGTGCAACTTCGTCAATTCCTGTACATAAACTGCCAAAATATAAAAATGTTATTACAGGTAAAATAACTTTTGATCCTGTCATGTATGAAAAACAATATTAAAGATATCCTTGTACAAGATCCATTTGTAGAGTTTTATCCAATACCACATAAGTATTACGATTTAAAACGTAAATGCTATGTAGCAAGATCTGTTAGTGATGTTATTAAAACATCTGATTTTGTTAGCAAGAATATGGAAAAAGCAGCGGAAAGAGGTACAACAATACATGGTGCTGTACAAATATGGTGTGAAACAGGGGACAAGACACTAGCACTAGCGTATGCAAAAGATTATGCACATTGGGTAGAACATCTTATAAATTACAGAATGTGGGAGACTTGGAAACCTCTAGTGAATGAGCTAAGAATGATTGATAGAAAAAGAGATATAGCAGGTAGTTGTGATGTTGTTTTACAGCATAAAGAAACTGGTATGCTTTGTCTTGCTGACTATAAAACACAAGAAAAATACAGCAAAAAGAATCATAGTTTACAAATGGGTGGTTATGTTAGCCTCCTTTATCAAAACTATCCTTCTATTACTTTGTTTAGTTGCAGGGTTATTTATATAACACCTGATGGAATAAAAACACAAGAATATAACCCAAACGAATGTATGTATGACTATGAACAGGCCAGAAAGTTATATTTTAAAAAAGCTACTTAATTTTATGTCTATGTTCTACGTTTGGGGGTGTTATTAGTTCTACATCTGCACATATTCTAGCCATCTCTGTACCTTCTTTAAACCTTATACCTTGCTTAAGATTATCTATACAGGTCTTTGCTCTACTCATTTCAAAGTTAAGACGCTTTGCAGCTAGTGAGGCTTCATATAATTCATTCTGTTTTTTCATGGCCTTCCTACATTCTTTTATAGCTGTTCTATCTAGTGGGATTGAAAAAGTGGCAGTAATACCGCCATTTATAGATACATTAGATTGCTTTTGTCCTGTTCTTACCTGTTCATGATAAAGAATTTCACCTCTATACCCAGCATCTACATCACCATCTCCGATAGGTTTATTTTCGTCATCAAAGTTTCCTTCTATATCACGCCTTGAATATACTGGCCTATCAAAATGCGATTCATAAGGTGTTGCAAATCCGTATGTAGTCGAAACAAATGGAGAAATATTTAATGTTGCACCCTGACAAGAAATAGTATTCATTTGATACTGAAACTGCCTAGAAGGAACCACCTGCACCGCCTGGTTGACGACTGACCCACTGGAATTACTGGTCGTATTAACAGAATTAGCAAAAACAGGGTTATTAAGTAAAAGTAGTAAACATAAATATCTTTTCATTGACTAAAGGTTGATAGCGTATCAGTTACATTTTCTATTTGTGTAGTGCGCTGTATATGGGTGTAATTAGTAATACCTGGTGTTTCTAAAGTCTCAAAATATTGAAAGCTCTGCCCTTCATTTACTATAGAAAACGTAGGCTTATTATCTAAATTTGGGGAAACATATGTAGTACCTACACCCTGTACAGTTGTATCTAGCTTTGTCCAACCAGCGGGGGCTAAATCACCTGTAGAACTTTTTACGTTCTCACCGCCAATTGTCAGCTGGTAGCCATTGCGTATATCAAAACTTTTTATGTCCTCAACTGTTGTAGATTTAGTTTCTGATCTTTGCGTTAGTACACCTTGTTGAAAATTAGGAATTACACTTTGAGCATATACAGGTACGCTAAAAAAACTTAGCAGCAATATAAACCTATACATATCTGTATCTAATCAACAATTAATGTAGATGTTACCTGTCCTAATGCTTCAGTGTTGTGGCCGCCTGCTGTTAATGTTATTGCCCCCGCTGATGTAATAGTGCCTGCAAGATTACCCGATGTGCCACCTGCAATACTGGTTACATTTGAATAATTAGGACTTTCGCCAGTGGTAACCGCTGACCCTGCTATTGCATCAGCTTGGGTAAATGATTGACTAAAACTGAAGCTATTGGCTGGTACGTCCTGTGTGACAGTTAAGTCAGGGGGTGTGCCAATGCCTGAACTTATTACAAGAGATCCAACACCATTAGCAACAGCATTACCACCCGCTGTATATGTTGTATCAACGCCTGTACCGCTTACAGAATAACTTGAGCCTATTCGATTAGCGGAAGTAGAAGCACCTCCTACTGTAAGTTTTGTTGAACTAGTTATGCTATGTGATAAATCTGCTAAAACAGGTGTAGAGGCCGTTAAAAGCAGTAAAGCTAATAAATTTTTCATAAATTACTATTTAGTAACCTTATTATCTACTAATTTAGCGTTATTACTGTTGTTTACGCCACTTTTCTTATTTCCGACTGATATTCCGTAACTGCCCAGGACTCCCGAAACTAGGCCAGCAGTGAAGGCTCCATCAATTCTTACCTTCCCCATGTACCCTAATGTCATCATTGATAAACTCCAAGTCAAAATCAGAAATCTAATAGCGTGACCAAATATTTCACCCCACTCAATACCTTCTTTTTCTTTTTCTTCCATAGTTAACTACTTGGGTTATTATAAATATAGACATAAACTAAAGATAATGGTGGAAGTGATTGCAGCAGTGGGTGGGGCTATGATGACTGCCTGTTTTGTTTCAGTCGGTTCTGTATCTTATAGAGGTAGGCAATCAAGGGATGACTTAGTGAGGAATACAACAGCAATAGAATTATTAACAGATAAAATTGATAATATGCATGATGATATGAAGGAAGTTTTTCATAGGCTTAAGGAAGTAGAACTTGCCGTTGCAGAAATTAAGCCTAGAAGGTAAAAAAGGCTGTCTAGCTTTGCGATGGGGATTAAACAGCCCTAGATGACCATTTTTAATTTAACGTCTACAATATGTTTGTAAAGCAAAACAAACTATGTACAAAATTTTAAAGCCTATACTGCTACGCTTTCTTACTTCTACAGGTTGTAAAAGATTAATTGTAGATTTACTAAGGTCTATCTGTAAGCAAACAACTAATACATTGGATGATAAGGCTGTTGATATGTTAGAACAGCAATTATTCCCTAAATTAAATTAGACAATAAAAAAACCCCTATTGGGGTTGTAAATATAAAAAGGCTAAATTAATAGCCTGTTAAATATTTGTTTTTATCACCTAAATCACCATTGCCTAATTCAGTAGGCCATTCAACTTGCCAAGGTATAACATTACCTTTTTCATCTACCTCTACTTCAGAATCAGCAGGTGTAGTAATTCTTTCTACCCATACATAACCTTTTCTAGCAGGTCTATGCATTACAGAATCATCTAAAACCTTTGCAAAAAATACATTACCGCAATGTGCAAAACCTACTGCACCTTCACACCATACTGTTTTTACATTTTTCATTGGAAGTGTCTCCACTAAAGTACATTTCAAATATAGCAATGGGTATACCCCTATAAGGCATATGTTACAAACTTGTAATAATTAGTCAGGAGATCGATCAAGTCCAACACTTGCCCTGTCTTTCCTATGAATTGCAATAGGTTTTGTATAACTTTCAAGTTAGAGTATCTCACAAACCTAACTATCAGGCTTCCCGACTATTTTTATTTTCTTACCTCCTGTTCTGCAATATACCAACGACCAAACCTATATATCCTATCTGGTATTTCCTCGTCATTTAATATAATTTTTTCTATTTCTCGCATTTCTTTTATAATATCTACAATTTGTTTTTTAAGTTTTGCAATTTTTATTGGATTTCCATTTTGTCTTTCTTCTTTTATTTCTTGATTAGTTAATTTACTACTTTCTTTTTTTAAACGCATATACTGTAGCTCTAATTCTGCATAATTTTTCATTTGTTTACCTCCTTAGAATACTTACCTTTTTCTATAAGCCAATTATATTTTTCAATCATATTTTTACAGTTTTGACATTGTAGT